GAGGGGTTATATTTTCGTCATTCTCGAAGAAATTACGTCTAAAGCCCGCATAGCGGGCTTTTTGCATTCTGAGGCCCACCATGACGCTATCGATACCATTGCGGCCTATAAGGGCTGATGATCGCGCCCCTGTGCTGGATGACCCTCTGACGACCGAGGAAGTACAGCGCGAGTTGGGCTGGGACCTGGTGCCGAGCAACAAGCCAAGGCCGGACCCCGACGAGTAAAGAATCGCAACTGTCGAAAGGAGGTGGTCCTTCGATAACAACAGGTATCTCCCGTGCAGCTTGATGCTGCATTTTGCCGCTGACCCGCATTCGATTGCGGCAGCGGCTTTCTTATTCATGACCAGTGCAGACGTATGCACTCAAAGGATCGCAATGGCAATCATTGGATACCAGATCAGCCCTGAGCTGTGCCGGGTGCTGGGCCTGCCACGTAATACGATATCGTTCACGCTGCGTGCTTCAGTCGATGAGGTTGTGACTGTTCAGTGCGAGTATTACCCTGACGGGCTGGGCCGTGATGTGGTGCGTGCCCTGGCTGAGTACACATTGATACGCCAGGTAGCGCCAGTCGAACCCACCGCCGAGTCTGACCTGTTTGACTTCGACGTGTGGCTGGCAGCGCGCAACCAGGCGGCGCACATTGACATGATGGCGCGCTCGTTCAGGCTGAATCATGCCTAAGTCCGCGCCTCGCCCCTGCACCATGCATGGCTGCAATGCGCTGGTATCCGATGGCAGCGGCCGATGTGTGCAACATCCACGCGTCGCCTGGTTCAATACGACGCCGACCAAGCGCATCACCGGGCGCCGCTTGCAAGCGATGCGTGCCCGACTGTTTGCGCGCAATCCGTTGTGTGTCGTATGCCAAGACCAAGGGCGCGCAATAGCGGCCACGCAGCGTGATCACGTCATCCCACTGGCAGAAGGCGGCATCGATGACGAATCGAACGAGCAGGGGCTATGTGAGGCCTGCCACGATGCCAAGAGCGCGCAAGAGGCATTGCGAGGACGGGCGCGCCGGAATTAATTCCAACTTTTTTCTGAAAAAAAAGAGGGGGGCGGGTCAAAAGTCTAGGCCCGGCACTCTGGAAACCGCACGGTACCCAGTATTTTATGGCAAGTTAAAACTACCCCTGGGGGGTTAACAGCAAGTTGGACACGTCGGGCCTGATCGATCTGTCCTGGTGAACCATCGGACGGATCAATCATGAAACGAACAGCCAATTTTTCGACATCGGTTCCTGCGGTTGGTGCCGCGCATGTCACGGTGGCCGGCGCAGAAGTGATCTCGCCCGATCCGCCTCCGATCATCGGATTGTCAGATGATGAGCGGCAAGTTTATTCGTACATTTGCGAGTCGCTGCGCAGCGCTGGCATCGAGCACCTCACTGCAGGCATGCCGCTTGCGGTGATCGTGCGCACCTTCGTCGACTGGATCGCTGCAGCAAAAGAATGCACCGAGAAAGGCCGGTCGCAGGTGTCGAAGACCGGCTGGGCTACGCCGACGCCCTGGGCCGACGATGAAAAACGTTTGAAAATGGAGTTAGGCCAATGGCTACCAAAAGCATGCCTGACAATCCCATCGCTGGCACGGGTACGCAAGGACACGGGCGAGAAAACCGGGCAGGACGACCTGTTCGGCGATCTCGTAAGCCACGCCACCAGCTCACCCGCAAGAAGGTCCTTGAACTGACCCCGGCGGAACTGCACGAGTGGGATGAAGCATACGGATTGCCGGTGCTGCGTGGCGATATCCTGAGCTGCCGGTTCGTCTACCTGGCAGTGAAACGGCATTACGAAGACTTAATCCACGGGCCGGCGCGCGGACTGGAGTTCGTGCCGGCGCATGGCTGGCACATCATCAGCTACATCGAAAAGTTTTTCGTCCACATCAAGGGGCCGCTCGCGGGCAAGCCGATCCTGCTCGACCCGTGGCAAAAGTTCTGGACTGCCGTGCTGTACGGATGGCGTCGGTCCAGCGACGGTGGCCGGCGTTTCAATCGTGGATACGAGGAAGTCGCCAGGAAGAATGGCAAGAGCACTTGGAAGGGGCCGCAAGGCGCCTATCTGTTTTCGATGGATGGCGAGATCGGTGCCGAGGTCTACGCAGTAGCGACAACACGCGCCCAGGCGATGACGGTGTTCAAGCCGGCGTTCGACAACATCAAGCGCTGGGTGCGCCGCTCGCCTGGCATCGCAAAGTCGTTCAAGATTCACGGCGGTCTGAACCAGGAGAAGATCGAGCTCGACACATCGGTGTTCGCGCCGCTGCCGGCCAACGCTGAAAACCTCGACGGCTTGAACCCGTCGGCGATCCTGTTCGATGAACTGCATGCGCAGCGTCACCGCGATGTATGGGACGTGATGGAGTCGGCCCTGGGCGCACGGATGCAGCCGCTGCTGTCGGCGATCACGACGGCCGGCTTCATCCTTGATGGCATCTGCACCGAGATCCGGTCCTATCTGATATCGGTGTTGGAAGGCAAGCGCGTCGATGACGCCTTCTTCGGCTATGTCTACACGCTGGACCCGGACGATGATCCTTTCGACGAACCGACCTGGTACAAGGCGAATCCGGGCCTGGGCAAGAGCAAGACGCTGGAATATATGCGCGGAATGGCGCGAAAAGCGGCCGCGCTGCCTGGCGCCAGGGCCAACTTTCTGACGAAAGACTTGAACATCTGGTGCAACAGCGCCGACGGCTGGTTCGATATCAGTGTCTGGGACAAGGGCGGCAAGAAGTTCGACCCGGAAAAACTCAAGGGCCGGCGCTGTTTTGGCGGCCTGGATCTGGGTTCGACGCGTGATCTGACTGCATATGCGCTGGTATTTCCGCCCGATGAGGACGATGGCGAGTGGCATGTTCTGGTCTGGTTCTGGTGTCCGGAGGAAAAAATCGCATCCGAAGAGCATGACGACGCCGCGCCGTACACCGCATGGGAAGAGGCTGGCTGGATCACAGGCACCGAGGGCAACGTCACCGATTACAACCCGGTGCGCCAGCGCATCCTGCAGTCGATGGCTGAGTACCAGGTAGCCGAAATTGGCTTCGATCGCTGGAACGCTTTGCAGCTGGCCAACGAGTTAATGGACCTGGATGTGCCTCTGGTAGAGGTGCCGCAGAACACCGGCGGCATGCATCCGGGTAGCAAGCGGCTGGAAGAGCTGGTGTATGGGCTCAATCTCAAGCATGGCGGCAACCCGGTGCTGCGCTGGTGCGCCATGAACACTGCGTTGCTGTTCGATAGCAACGGTAACTTTCGGCCGGACAAGAAGAAGTCGAATGCCACCGGGCGCATCGATGGCATTGTGGCGACCGTCATGGCATTGAGCCGCGCGGCGTCGTACGAAGACAAAGGAAACCTCGATGATTTCATCAACTCCCCGGTTCGCACATGAACCTGTTTAATTCCATGCGCTCCTGGTGGGGCCGTGGCGGCGCCATCGGTGAAAACACCGGCACCCAGAATCCAGTACCGGGGGCGGCACTAGTCCCTGATACCGCGACGGTCAGTGTCGACGGCGCGCTGCAGATCAGCACGGTATGGGCCTGCATCGACCGCCGCGCGGCCACTGTGGCCAGTCTGCCATTCTTTGCCTATGAAACTGTCGACGGAGAAAAGACACTGGCCCGCAATTCCAGCCTGTACCAGTTGCTGCACGATTCACCGAACTCGCGCATGACGCCGTTTGAATTTTGGCGCTCGATGGTCATGAACCACGACTTGCGCGGCAATGGCTATGCACGGATCGACCGCCGCCCCAATGGTGAGGCAATGGCGCTGTGGCCGATGCCTGCCGACCAGGTCGAGGTCCGTGTGCTCGACGATGGATCGATGGTGTACTTCTACAGCTTCGGTCAGGACATCGCGGTGCTGGCATCCAACAACGTCCTGCACCTGAAGAATCTGGGCAATGGCACGACCGGCTTGGCCAAGCTGGAATTCATGCGATCGGCGACCGACGAGGCCAGCAAGGCCCAGCAATCGGCCAGCAAGATTTTCGGCAATGGTGGCAAGCCCACCGGAATACTGATGATCGACAAGGTTTTGAAGCCAGAGCAGCGTATTGCAGTCAAGAATAATTTTTTGGATATGGCCGAGGGGTCGACATCTCGCCTGCATTTGCTGGAATCTGAAATGAAATACCAGCAGTTGTCGCTGTCGCCGGCTGACCAGCAGCTGCTGGAAACACGCAAGTTCAGCGTTGAGGAAATCTGCCGCTGGTTCGATGTGCCTCCAGTGCTGGTCCACCACAGCAACGTGACAGCCTGGGGCAGCGGCATCGAACAACTGGTGCAAGGCTTTTACACACTGGCGATCCGGCCGTTGCTGATCAATATCGAGCAGGCGACCCGCAAGCGCGTGATGACGCCCGGCCAGCGCGCGCGCGGAACGGTCGAGCACAGCCTGGATGCGCTGCTGCGGGGAAACCCGAAGGACCGGGCCGAGATCAATGCCAAGAACGTTCAAAACGGACTGGTGACGCGCGCCGAGGTGCGCCAGCTTGAAGGCTGGCCGAAGATCGACGGATCAGACGTGCTGACGGCACAAAGCAACCTGGTGCCGCTGGACATGCTGGGCAAGACGCCAGCGGCTGCCGGCGGTGACGGCAGCCCCATCGCTCAATGACAAGGAAGAACATGGAACACAAATCAATCACGCTCGCTGTGGCTCAATTCAAGCTTGAAGGCGACAGTCCGAGCTTCACCGGCTACGCGTCGACGTTCGGCAACGTGGACAGCTACGGCGACACGATTGTCAAGGGCGCCTATGCCGATACGCTGAAGACAAACGGCATGCCGCGGATGTTTTTCAACCACGAAAGCTATGCAGTTCCGATTGGAAAATGGGTCAAAGCCGTCGAGGATGACTATGGCCTGCTGCTGACCGGTGAGTTCACGCCTGGTAATTCGATGGCTGCAGAGGTCAAGGCCGCGCTGAAGCATGGCACCGTCGACAGCATGAGCATTGGCTATCGTCTGAAAGCAGGCGATTTTCAAGAAACAGAGCTGGGACGGACGATCAAAAAGGTTGACCGGCTGCCTGAAGTATCGATCGTGACCTTCCCGGCCGACAAATTCGCGCGCGTCGATCTGAACAGCGTGAAATTCTCCACCGAGATCGCCCAGGTGGAAACCATTCGTGATTTTGAAATGTTCCTGCGGGATGCGGGGCAATTTTCCAAAGGGGCGGCGCAAGCGCTGACCGCCCGCGCCAAGACGTTGTTTTCCCTGCGGGATGCGGGCAGCAACGACAAGGCGAAAAGCGAAGAAGCCGCGATCATCGCGCGCATCAAGCGAATCAGCCAGTAAGACCCGCATCAACCACAAATCAGGCCGCTTCAAGCGGTTTTTTTACATTTTAAGGACTCACATGAAACGCATCAAATTGTTCAAGCTGCCATTGCGCGCAGCGGTAGTGCTCGGCCTGCTGGCCATCGGTGGTATTGCGCAAGCTGCCGGGCTTGATGTGCAGGGTTTCTTGCTGCAAAACAGTCACCTGGTGGCCGGCATGTCGATGATCGGCGTCATCGGCGAGATCGATGGCACGTCGATCATGAAGGCGCTCGATGGCGTGGACGTCAAATTGAAAGACATCGCTACCAAAGCAGAAGCCGAAATCGCCGCCAATGGCAAGTTATCGGCCGATACGAAGACCGCGATCGACAATATTGGCATCGAGCAGCGTACGTTGGCTGACCGCTTGCTGCTGGTCGAACAGAAATCGACTGCACAACCGGATGCGCCTGCCGATACGTCATGGGGCGCGCAATTCATCGCGAACGCTGAATACAAGTCGTTCCAGGGTAAATCGACGCGCGGCTCGATCGGTCTGGAATTGAAAAACACCGTCAGCAATGCGATCGCCGAGACGTTCAGCGAGCGCCGCCCTGGCATCGTCGAGGGCGCCTTCCGTGTCTTCACCATCGAACAGTTGCTGGTGTCGATCCCGACATCGAGCAATGCGATTGACTGGGTGCGTGAAAACGTGTTCACCAACGGCGCCGCCGAGACCGCCGAGGGTTCGCAGATCGCGCAATCGTCGATCACGTTCACGCCTGGCACGATGCCAGTGCAGAACATCGCGCACATGGTCAAAATTACCCGCCAGTTGGCGATGGACAATGCCGCTCTGGCGGCGTACATCAACCGTCGGATGGTCTACGGCGTCAACATGCGCGTCGAAACGCAACTGGTATCGGGCAACGGCACCACGCCGAACATCGGCGGCCTGACGCTGACCGGCAACTTTACGCCGCACGGCTACACCGCAGCGGGGCTGACTGCCCTGGGCCTGGCGAACAACGGCTTCGATGTGATCGGCAAGATGATCGGCGACTGCGCACTGGCGGATTACCCAGCCGATGTCGTGATCCTGAACACAGCCGACTGGTGGACGATCCGCCTGGCGAAGAATGCGGACGGCAAGTACATCCTGGGCGATCCGGGTGTCAACGTGCCGCCGACCTTGTTCGGCTTGCCGGTCGTGGCCAGCAACGCGATGGTATCCGGTTCGGTGTGGGTCGGCTCGCTGTCGCAAGCGGCTACGCTGCACAACCGCGAAGGCATCGTTCTGGACCTGAGCGATTCCGACGAAAACAACTTCCAGCTGGGCCTCGTCAGCGTGCGCGCCATGCGTCGCCTTGCCTTGACGGTTGAGAAGCCAGCAGCG